CTTTAGTTGCTCCCGCTTCGATGGAGTTTTGAAGAAGCTCTCTAACGAATTGGAGAGGATGACATTCTTCAAAGCCCCTCTCAATCGTTTGAGTTAAATTTGCGTCTTTCAATAAGTCATAAGTTAAGTTATTAGTTTGGTTCATTCTCTCTCTTCTCTCTTTGGTTTTATTATGTCAGATGTTCAACTAGTCTTCGTCACGGTCTGGATCATTATCACTTACTTCCTCGTTGTTATTAATTCCGAGTAAGTGGTCAGTTTGTTTCATCATCATCTTGATCTCGTCGAGTCCTTCAGACTTGGAAACGTTGAGATCGATCTTGTCTCTCTTGCTCCATCTTTCGGGGAAGCGTCTTTCTAAGATCCAAGCTTTGGCCTTCCAATCTTCACTGATAGTGATGTCAGTAATTAGACGAGCTTCACTTACTCCGATGGCTTGATCGATCATCTCTGCGAACTCCTCTTTCTCTTTCCTCCATCGATGGAGAGTTGAGCGATTGATTCCGCTTCCGCTTGCAGCTGCACTTAATGGGACTCCTTTAGCTATGAGGTCGCATATTTGATGAGCGAGTATAGTTGTATACTTTCCCGTTCGTGTGCGTGTAGGTTTGGTCTCTTCTGTATTATTTAAATTATCAATGAAAGCTTCTCTTGCTGCTAATCCTTCAAGTTCGTCATTCATATTCCCTCCAAGTCAGACAGAGTAATCTCTTCGATCTTCTTGTTTAGATGCTGTTCAACTTCTTCATAGACTTCAGGTAGATCTCTTAAGACTTCGACTCCAATTCTTAGCCATAAGTCGATAGCTTCGATCTTCAATTCTTTCTCAGTTCTCTTCTTTGGTTTAGCTTTTCCCATGATCATTCCCTACCTTTCGATTATTATAGACAACGATATTATTGACAAACATAGTCCATCTTACTTTGCCTTCGTATTCTTCCGATCGGAATGGACCTTCAACAAAGACGCCTGATCCCTTTTGACAAGATCGAAGAATGTATTGAGCTTTGGCCCCGAAGGCGATGCAATTAAACCAAGTCGTCTTTTGTTCTCCTTTAACGAGTTCTCCAACTCCTATAGAAAAGCGACAAAGAGTATCTCCATTCTTTAGGACCTTCTCTTCTGGATCTCTTCCAAAGTTTCCAAGAAGTGTTAGATTATTTACTCCCATTGGTCTTCCTTTCTTTAATCCCTTTTTCAATCATCTCTCGGATGACTCTTGCTCTTGATCGATCTTCAGTTTTTGCGATTCTATTTAGATCATCAAACATCTTAACAGGAACGCGTAACGCTATATCTTTACTAGACATTTTAATCCTTTCTTAATGTAGTTCATATCATGTCATATCAAATCATAGTATTAAAAGATACTTGTGTCAATCATTAGATCTAATATAATCAAAGGTAAACAAAGGAGAATTATTATGAGTGTTGACTTCAGTTCCATATGGCATATTATCGGACTTCTTGGAGCGATTGGATCTTTTATTTTTTATGGTGCTAGGACATTCGGTCAGACAGTTGAACAGATTGAACGACTATCTAAGGCCATTGATACGCTTCAAAAGAATTTAGAAGTTCAGCATCAATCATGTAGAGAAGGACGAGTCGATATATGGACCGAAGTAAACAAGATGAGAGAGAGACTCACAACAGTCGAGACGATTCAAAAGCACGTCGAGAAAAGATAGGCTTTGTTAAGTTAGTAAATCAATCTGGAGGAGCGATTGAAATAGTCAATGCAGCTCGTGTCTCCTTTGGAAAGAAGATTGATGAGATCGAAGAGAAGGATCTTAAGTTGATCCGATATCTTTGGAAGAACAAACACACATCTCCTTTTCGTCATATCCATTTTACTTTTCACATCAAGGCCCCGATCTTTGTTTTGAGACAATGGATGAAGCATCAAGTAGGATGCTCTTGGAATGAGATCTCTGGACGATATGTTGAGTTTGATTATGATTTCTTTTGTCCTGAAGAGTGGAGAGCCAAACCAAGCGGATCGATTAAGCAAGGAAGTGGAGACGCTTTCTATGATGATGAATGCGAGATCATCTCTAAGAAGTACTTGAATGTAGTCGATCAATGTCACGATCTATATCAAGAGTTAATTGAGTTGGGAGTGTGTAAAGAGCAAGCCCGAATGATCCTCCCGTTATCTCTATACTCGGAATGTTATTGGACTGTATCTTTCCAAGGTCTTCTCCACTTCTTAGGATTGCGATTGGATTCACATTCTCAGATTGAGATCCAGGATTACGCAAAGGAAGTTCAATCCATCCTGTTTGGACTTGATGGAATTAAAGAGATCATGGAGACGATCAATGAAATATAAGTTCTCTCGTCATTGGTATTATCATGCCCTCCTTTTATCAGATCAATCTCCATGCTGCAGAGGAGCAGTCGGAGCGGTCATCATCGATTCATCTAACAATCCAATATCAATGGGATACAACGGGCCACCGAGAGGAGCTGAAGGATCTTTATGCACTGGACACACTTGCGAACGCAATGAGAAGGAAGTGAAAAGCGGAACTCAAATAGAGATCGGTTGTCATCATGCGGAAGCTAACGTCTTGATGAATGCAGTCAAGAAGGGAATCGCAGTTGATCAATGTTCATTGGTGATTACAACGGCCCCTTGTTTAGTATGTGCAAGATTGATTCATCATTCAGGGATCAAGGAAGTCTTCTTCCCATCGTCCTCCAAGTATGATCGAAGAGGTCAAGAGTATTTAGAGAAGAATCATGTCAGTGTTTACTTGATTGACTTGATTAAGGAAGAGTGATACGTTTCGTTTAATTGACTCTTTTCAGAATGCTTTTGTGATTCGGAAGTCGAAGCCGTATTGTAAAAGTAGAGGGTTGGTTAATTCCTTTCAAACATTAGGTCAAGTCTGTTCTTCTCTCCAGACTTGGCTTTTTGTTTTTTGGATCAACCTATAAGACGCTTAACTTCTTTTTGGATCTCCTTGGATGACAAGCCCATTGATCGAAGTTGACGAGTGAAGATCTCTTCGATAAGTTCTGTATTCTTAAGAGGGATTGGATATCCTCCATCCAAAGAAGGATTCAAAGAAACTTCGCGGCCGCTTACTCGATTATAATACCGCCTTCTTATACTTGCGTTACTTGGAGCATCTTCAAACTCTTCTCTAATGAGAGTATATAATTCTTTCCAAGAGACACCTTTTTTCTTCAGGTCAATAATTCTTTTAGTCATTGGACTCATTGAAAGAACTCCTCTACATTTCCTCTTCGATCATATCCTTGCATCTTGAATACGAACTTTCCGCACATCTCAGCAAGTCTTGATTGAGAGCGGATGTCTAGGAACTTTCGTTTCATATCTTTAGGAGACAAGTTGGAAGCAAAGAGAACTTGAACATTCGATTCATAGAGAGCGTGTATCAATTCGTTCGTCGTTTGGATTCCCCATTCATTCATCCTAAAGAATCCGAGTTCATCAAAGAACACAACATCGACACGATCTAACCAAGTGTATCTTGGATCTTTGACATCGGTCTTATCATCGAAGGATTGTTTGATTCTTTCTAGGAGAGCTTGATGAGATACATAACGGACTCGCTTCCCTCTCCAAATCATCTCACGAGCAAGAGCAGAGAGGAGATGAGTTTTTCCATTCCCTGTATGCCCATGAATCAATCCTCCTCTTATGGATCGATCTGCGAACTCAAGAGCCTTCTTCTCCAGATCATCCTCCCATTCATAGTTACCCATATGCTTTCCAATAGCTGCAGCCGTCATCCCGCTTTGTTTAAATCTTTGGAGATACTGATTAGTCAATCCGCAAAATGGACAAGGCTCCGAGAAAACATATCGTCTTTGGATAGGCTGCCATAATCCATCCTCCTCCACTCTTAAACCTAAAGGCCGCTTTGAGATATCTTCGACCTTCTCTCCTTCGTCTCCATCCATCATTACGGGATCATAGCGTTGAAGATCATCAATGAACTCGACACGCTCTCTGACGTGGATCTCGCAATGAGATGGAGTGCATCCTTGATATCCGCATGAGGAGAGGAAGTTAATCTTTAGTTTGGGAATACCCATGATCACTTCTTTAGAAAGGAGTCCCATGTTTTCCAAGTCGAAGGAGTGGATCAGATCGGGACGTTGAATATTCGTCTTGATCCCCCCGTCGCTGTTCTTGTGTATTGCTTTGAGTAAAAAGGATAATGATTCGTGTAGACTTTGCATAGCTTCTCTCTTTGCTTAGACTAGAGGTTTAGTTAATTCGGGATGGAGTAGACGTTCTTTGTCCATATGAGACATTCGATTAGAGTTTCTTAGAACATGTCTCTCGACTCTTTCTCTTTCTTCTGGATCTTTTATAGATGAGTTCAAATAGAATTTATAGACTTTCTTTATTTCTCTTTCTTCTTCTTCAGGTTCTTCCGTAAATCCATTATCCTCCCCATCTAAGCTTTTCCACTTACTAGTTACCAATGAGTTACTAGATTGATTATTATTGTTATTAATTGTAACTATTGTATGGGTGGTCAATTTGCCACTAGGGGTAGTGGTATTATTGCCACTAGGGGTGGTGGTCAAAACGACACTAGGGGTAGTGGTATTATTAACACTAGTGTCATTTTTACCACTAGTGTCAATCTCGCCACTAGTGTCAATCTTGTCGATGTGTAAAGTAGTGAGAGCGGGTTCGTTTTGATTATATGAGATTCTCTTTGACTCTCTCGATATAATTCCAAGGTTGATCAGTTTGGATAAAGTCCTCTTTACAGATCTCTCTCCAGTCGAGATAAGCTTAGAGATCTCTCTTGCTGATACTCTTCCTTGGAACGTTTCCCAATCGACCTTCAAGATCATAGCTAAGAGAACAAGTTTATCGGATGCATTCAAATCCTTTGATCTCATAATTAATTTGCGTACTTCATATTCTTTCATATACGCCTCCTTTCATGTTTCTCTTATATAATGATCTCCTTTCTTTTGTAAAGCTTTTTTCTTTTTTTTGTAAAATAATCTTGACAACGTGGTTAAAAGTGTTTAATAGTTGATCTCGAAAGGAGGTCAACATGAAAGACCAAATCAAACAAGCTCTCAAGTCAGAGAGATATAACTTCTCTCACTTAGCTGATCATATGGGATACACCCGAACTTATGTCAGTAATGTACTCAATAAGAAGTACAAGGCTCCGAAGAGATTCTTCTTCTTATTATGTGCAAGCCTTAA